TGTCCGTGTTCAGTGGTACAGATGTTAAACCTGCTAATTGTGTTCCATAATCTTTACCTAAATCTTGTATGTATTGTGCTGGTAAATTTGTTACTGTTGACTGTGCCATATTATACTACCTCGCTTAATCGTTCAGACACATCGAGCATTCCCATGCCTTCAGGTCTTCCCTGTTGTTCTAATTGTTTCATGATACCTTGCAATCTTTCAGCACCTTTGTCAACGTCTCCATCACCTGCACCTCTCACAGCGTCAGCTGTGAATACAAATTCATTAACACTTAGTCTTGCTGGTACGTCATCTTTTTTTTCGTACTCTCCAATAGGTACAAAACCACCTTCAGATCTGTAATCTTTTTCCATACCATTCATGTCAAGCATCTCTTCGCCTTCTTCCATGACAGTACCCATCTCACCTGAAGGTCCACCTTCAGCGAAACCCATAGACATATCTGCACTCATATTTGGAACTTGCATTCTTACTGCTTGTTCCATTTCTTCTCTACCCATTCCTTGAGCTTGCATACTTTCAACCATCATTTTAATTTGCTCCATCATATTTGGATCCATCATTTGTTTTCCGTAGTCGGGTATACCTAATTGAGAAATACCACCGCCAGCTAAATTAGCTGTTGCAATTGGTTCGTTTGCTGAACCATACGACTCCAACATTTCTGCTGGTGAATATTTTCTTGCAGAAAGTTCTGGTGAAAATCTTATCCCTGCAGCCATTGCTTGTTTAGGATCTAATATGTTTGCAGCTTTAGCTACGTTTTGAATTCCGATACCTGCTCCATAATCTATATTACCTTCTGCATCAGGTGGATTTAATTTATCAGAAAATAATCCTGCTACTCCACCCCCAACGGTTGCTAACATTCCTGGACTTAAACCAAAAAGACTTTTATTTCCTTCGTCATCTTCTCTTATAGGATTTAACTCTTTTAATTTGGACAACGTAAATGGATCCACACCTGGTGTTCTAAAAGGTATATTCTTTCCCTGTGCATCTTTATTTCCAACAACAGTATCAAATTCTGTATCACCTGGAGTAATTTTACCTAATAACTTTCCAAGATAATTTTCAGTAGTTGAACCTTTTCCAAAAATAATATCGGGAGATAAATCAAATTGATTAGCAGCTAAAGCAGCTATTGCTGCCGATGTAAGTGGGTTCTCTTTAATCTCGTTTGGAATAATATCATCTACAAATTTATCTTTTACTTCTTGAAACCATGAACCGATTCCATAATTTTTTCTACCATCAGTACCCATGATACCACCGTAGGCTGCTGGCATTCTACCTGGAAGTTGTCCCATTTGTGGTTGAGGCATTTGAGGTTGTCCCCTCTGTGGTTGCATCATACCTTGCTGCTGTTGTTGCATCATAGCTTGTTGTTGCATTTGCTGCATAGCTTGAGCCTGTTTCTGCATAATTCCTGCTTGTTCAGGACGCAGATCTCCTTCGTATCTAATTGAAGGAGCATTCGTAGTTATTTGTTTTTGAGGATTCATCATAATTTAACTCGGGTTTCTTACCTTATCCTTTTTTACTAAATAAATCAAGCTTTGGCATAATAACTCTTACATCTTGAGCCATGTCTTCATTCTTATATCCCTTGGCTTCCCACTCACTTCTATCTTTAAAAGTCTCGCCAGTTGCTATGTTTCTATATGTTGTTATAGTTTCTGCCTGTAATATAGGTATTACTTTATTTTCCATGTTTAATCCACTGTTGATTTTTTGATATTTAAGAAACTGATACCCACATCTGTGGCACCAGTTGTACTAGCTATAACTGTAAGAACCGTACCTCCTTCTACAATTAAGGGTTGGGTCAAAAGTTCTAGACTTACGTTAGCTGTAACAGCTATTGTTTTGATTACTGTTATACCATTATTAACTACAGTAATTGTAGGGGTTCCTGCAGACATTATTCGTAAAGATTTTATAATATAAGTCTCACTAACAACAGGGTTTTGAACAGCCACCCCATTTACAAGGACCGTGCCAAACATATTTAAACCTACGCCACTTAAATTTTGTGCGGCTACTCCATAAAATTCGTATTGATTTACTACTGCCATTAATTTAAAAAGAAACTTCTAGCTTCTATCTCCTGTTTAAGTTCTTGTTGAAACGTTGTGTTTAATTTTTCAATTACAGCATCCAAATCTCTAACTTGGTTAGCTGCTACGCCTTCATTATATTCTCTTGAAGGTCGGGTTAATGATTGTACAATTTTAGCCATCGTAATAGTTCTCCTAATTTTCTTTTTTTCATATTAATATTTGCTATACCACCTTTAGCAAAAGGTGAGCTATCCCATCCTGAACCCGCATCTCCTCTATTAGCTGATGCTCCACCCCCTGCATTATCTTGACTAGAACCTCCGCCACCATCGTTACCACCACCGCCATTATCTCCAGGGCTAGGCACATATGCAGGTGCAGGTGCAGGCGCAGGTGCAGTTACTACAGGTGTAGGTGTTTCTTCTTGCTCCTCTATAAATTTATCTACTTCATCAAAATCACTAGTTATTTGATCAAATATTTCTCGATCTAATTGTTCTAATCTTTCTTTAGGCATTGTATCCGCATATTTATCTCTATAGTTTTGTAATTGTTTTCCATAATCATTAGTTCCAAAACCAGATATAACATTTTGACCACTTAACACAGAGTCCTCATTATATCGTAATGCATTCATACTGTTATCTCTATCTATCAAACCTTGTCCTGAAGCATAATCTATTTGACCTTGAAGTTCAGGATTATAATTAGAAGAACCTTCTCTTAATGGATTAGTCATATAACCTAAAGCTAAACCCCCTGCCAAAGGTAATGCCATTCCTCCTAATCCCCCCATATTCCCTGATAAAAGTTTATTCATTGCAAATTTTTTACTTTGATTTTTAATTAAACCTGTAACACCCTTACCTCCTGTAAATTTATTAATACCCCCACCAGTCATTTCTCCTACAGCAGCATCAAAATCGTCTTTAGCAAACATTCCCATAGCTTTATTAAAACCATAAGTTTTAATAGCGTTTAATATAATCTGTTCCATTATCTTCTACCCCCTGAGTGTACATCTAATCTAAATGTACCTAGTTTCCAATTACTACTTACAGCGGTATTAGATATAGTTAAGGCAATTTGTCTAGCTCTAGCTCTGGTGTCAATAAAATTAGTAGTAGGTGTTGAAGTATAAGTTTGTGTAGTAGCCGCATCATTAGGGTAATCTCTAAGATCTAATTTAATAATAACGTCTTCACTTTGAGAAACAAAATCTGGAATAATTCTACTGATCCTCATCATAAATTCTCCATCTCCTCTAAATGAGACACCTTCTCTTTGATCTTGTGTAATATCATAATCTCCTGAAGTAATTGAAGAAGGTATTGCAGATGTAGCACTAGCACTTATTTGATCAAATCCAGTTTCGTGTTCAAAATAAATTGTACTCCCCTCTGTATTACCTACAACATCAAATGAGGCATCATCTGCTGCATTATATTGAGTAGCATGAGGTAAACCAAATACTGATGAATCTTCCCATGTAGTTCTAGTAAATAAAGAACTAGCATTAGTAGACCATATAGAGGTCTCTTGAGTTGAGTCTAAATAGTTATATACAACACATCTATTATTTACATTTGATGTACTAGTTGGATAGAACCAGGTAATCTCACCAAACAAATTATTGATACCTGCATAAACTAATTGGTTAGAGGTTGTATTTATATCCTCATAAACATAATCTTCTACTAAACATTGCATAGACTGCAGTTGTCCAGTGTATCTAAAGAAACCATTATCAGACATCCAGTAAGCCGTACCATCCACTTCAACTGCTGCATTCATTCCTAACAATCCACAGTTAGTTCCAACTTGTTCGAAAGCAAATGTAAATGGTGTCCCTACAAATCTCATAGTAAACATAGCTGAGTTTGTCCAAACATAAAGAGCATTTCTTCCAAGTTTAGCACCCATGATCCGTGATCCATCAGCCAATCTTTGTGAACCGGCACTGTTAATTGCTGTTGGAACATAATCATTTATATTTTCTTGAGACGAGAATCTTATAAACATCTCGTCTTGTGATGTTTTATCTCCAATTGTAGTTTCAGTTCCAAAAAATACTAAGTGACGATCAGGAGTTGATACTAACATATCACGGGACGCTGTGGGTGCCCCTGCAATAATTGTTGCTCTATTTTCTGTTGCATTAGTAACATTTGAATCCCATTCAAAACATTCCCCATTATGAATTAATGCTATGGCAGTTCCTCCTAAATTGTCCAAGGACCATAGTCCCGGATCTGTTACTGAGTCAGTATTAGCTGCTGGGGATCCCCATCCTGTGTAAGATGAAGTGTTTGTTATTGTTGCACCATTTGAATGAGAAGCAATTGTTGTACCTCTGACACCTCTAGTAATTCCTGTAAGTATTAAACCTAAAACTCCAGTATAAGATATTTCTTCAGTACCAATTTGAATATAGTTTGTCCCTGTAGTGGGAAGACCGGTAACATTTGTTAAAGTAATCTGTGTAGCTGATCCGTTGTTTCCATTCGTGTCTGCTGCAAGTGATCCATCCAAAATAAAAGTTAAAGCTCCCGGTGTTATTCCTCCAAATTGAGATATACCCCAACCATAAGCTCCCAATTGTTCTGCTGGTCCTACGTGGTAGTATTGAAAATATTTAATCCCACCTGAAAGAGTTGCTCCACTTCCAGTCTCAGCACTAGCCATAGTAATAGTAATTGTTGTTGAACTGGGTACAGATGTAACCATATATTTTTTGCCATCAAAATCTGCAGCGTCATAATTAGAATTTGTAATAGTAGAAAAATCACTAAATAAAATAATGTCCCCTGCTACAAAAGTGTGTGAACTACCAAAAGTTATTGTAACTGCAGTTGAACCATTAGTTGTTGTAAAACAACTTGTTAATGTTGTGCCTGTTGGATTAACTAAAGGGTGAATATCGTAAAAAATACCTCCCGTATAAGCATATAAAATTCTGTTAGTGCCAATGATTGAATAATTAATAGAAGCATTACTAACCATATGATGTTGTGCTCTTGCAACACCTGTTAGTTTGCTTGTCCCTAGTTGAGACCAACCCCCTATTTTTTCTGGAGTACCATATCTAAAACGTACATTCTCCCCACCCGTCCACCTATTTTCAGCGCCGGTAGAAGTAATTTGTTTATTAAACCCTGGTACGAATCCTATTTTTTGTAACATATAAATCCATTATAATACTATTTTACAAACGAAGGTAGGCCTAACATAGCTCTTCCATCAAATTTGTTTTTCTCAGCAAATGGGCCATTCACATGATTATAATGTAGAAATACTTGACCGCATATGTTCCCGTCAAAAGGCTCTCGCCAATGTTCAAGTTCACAGCCACTATATACTAACATATCTCCTACTTCAAGCAAGACTTTAGTACCTGTTGGAGCACCAGGTTTAACTAAATTTTGTCTTTCATTAACTACATTATTAGCTCCTGTCCCGTCTATAAATATTGGCCATGGATCCCCTCCTAAATTAAGAGTACAGGATATCTCACAAGAAGGTCTATCTTTATGTCTATGAAGCGTGTCTCCTTTTTTATAAGCTCTAGCATAAGAATACGTTGGAATTAAATTTAATCCTGAGTGTTGTTTCATAACAGGCAACATTTTAACTAGTAAAGTATCCATTACAAAATCACCATAACAAGAGAACGTATTGGGTATCTGAGTGTCTCCCCACGTACCTAAAATAGGGGACTGCGAATGTATGTTATTTTTATACATAAATTCAACAGCATCTCGTTTAAGTAAGAAATAATTTAATATAAAATTAGCCATATCATAAGATAAAGCGTTCTTGATTACTTGATATTTTTTATCTTGAAAACTCATACGAACATTCCTTTCTGTAAAAAATTAAATGACACCGATATTCTTATATCATTAGATTCATTAGGATCAACACAATGCATCAACCATGCAGGGAACATAATTAAACGTCCTGCTTTGGGTTCATAGTGTGTCTCTCTTAATAATCTATCTGGTAGTTTACCTTCTTTTTGATTTGGTCTAGACATAGAAGCTACGGATCTTGGGTCATCTATTTTTAAATTACCACAATTTTTAGGAGCTTTAATATAGTATACACCTGACCATAAAGAATTAGGATGTTGGTGTGCTCTATTCATTCCACCTGGTGGATTAATGTTAGCCCACATATTACCTAGTACAGGTTCTGATTTTAAATGTTCTTGATCATAAATAGTTTTTTGTGAAGCATATAACATACTAACTAATTTTTGATACTCAGGTAACTCAGCCATGTTAGTAGGTGAGTGCCAACCTTTAACATTAGTTCTTACCATTCCTTTATCTTTATTAGACCAAGCTATAATATCTCTCTCAAGTTCTTGATTAAGAGTTGGATGCTCTATGTCTGCAATATAAACAGGTGTTGGAAAATGTAATTCTCTAAACATTATTTAAAAGGTGTTCCTCCAAACCACATAACTAATGATTGTCTTCTACCCCGTATAACAGGTGTTACTCTATGTCTTATAAACGATGCAAAGAATACTGCATGACCTTGTTTAAGTTTTGCAATTTTACCCTCTGACATTAATTCTAAATCTCCACCTTCAAACTCTGATTCAGGTGAAAGTAATAGTGTCATAGATATTTTTCTAACAGGGGGTTCGTGTTGCATGTTCACATCATTATCTACATGCCATTCATAGAAACCACCTTCTGGATATTCTGTATATTGTGCTAATTCATTTATTTCCATTCCATCAAAACCAAAATGATTACCATTGGTAGTTTTCATTATACGTTCAATGTCTTTGTACATGTCGGTCATTTTTTTAAAAGGTATCCAACTAATATGTGAGGTTCTAGTTTTAGTATCTATCACTCCGCTTTTAGTGCCTTTTTCATTTCCAACTTGTGCATCATTTCTAGGCTCTGCACGTCCAGCTTCAATAATTTTATTACACTGTTCAGGTGTAAATATTGGTGTTGTCGTCTCAACTATATAAGATTTCCATCTCGGTTCTGTTATCATATTAATATCCGTATTCTATCCAACCCGTTATTATATATTTATCATTTGATAGAGGAGGGTTGCCTCTATGAATGTGTGTAAATTGTGATGGCCAAACTAACAATGTATTTTTCTCAGGTTTAAAACGACATTTTTGATATAAAAATTCTGTTTCACCTCCTTCTGTTACATCATTTAAATAAATCATAAAAGCTAATATTCTATTTCTAGCTTTCATCTCTGCATTTTCACAGTGCCAATGATGATAACCTTCTCCAACTCTAGTTTTTTGTATCTTAACTTCTAATATATTATGGGTTGCTAGTTTTTTTAAGTAAGAATATTTTTGAACGTATAGAGGATATACTTCTTTAAAAAATAAATCTATAAAAGGTTTATTGTTATAAGTCATTGCAACATTAGTATCTCTTATAGTATCAATTGCATTATCTGACACTAACATCTCATCTTCTTTTCTTGGATACACTGCACCTTGTTGTTCACACTTATTAAAATAATTTAGATAATCATCTATCAATTCGTTTGGCATAAAATCTTTAAA